TCGCAAATGTCCTGAATGCCTGCGCGGGTGATCGGATGTACTCTTCGTCAAATCCGTACTGGGTATAATCAAGCGGAGCCGTGGTGGGCATGGTGGGCGGAGCCGTAGGTTGTTCCGCTGCCAAGAAATCAGCCCACTCGGAATCCGTATCAGTGTGTGTGGGAGTGTGTGGCATTATAAACCTCCAGCGTTTCCAGGCAGTCCTGGCTCCAGTTCGTCGGCAGTCTTCCCGCCTGTAACAAAGGTTCTGAGGAACGACTCAGGTGACATATCAGCCCTGACCCAATCTTGATATAGGTTAGCGTAGATATCCCTCTGCTTGTCTCTGAACCAGGAGTCTGCGCCTTCAGGTGTATTATACATGGCGACCACTGTACTTAACCGCTTGGCGGCAGCGGTGTTCGTTGGGTCCATAAATTGATAGTAGGCATAGACATCATCAACAGGAGTCCGACTTCCGTATAGCCCTTCTTTCGCACCTTTGGCATTCCAGTTACTCCAATACGATATCCTATCTGAATGTGTCATATCTTCGTAACGAGACATATTCTTTTGCAAGTCTTCCACTGCCCCATAAAAGGCATCCCCATAGCGCATTTCGTTGGGGTCAGAAAAGAAATCATAGACATACTCGCCATACGCTCCCTCTATCTTTCTTGCCCGTTCCCCTATGAAGTTGTCTGGGTTCATTCCCATCTCATTCGTCCCAAGAGGGTTTTGGTTTCCAGGTGCTAGGTTGTCACCTAAGACAAGATCTACGGCGTTTCTAATGGCGTTTGTGTCATCGTCAGGGTAGCCCTCCAGCAAATACCAAAGGGTCTCGATTTCATTTTTGAGTGTAGGGCCGACATACCGTTGGGCGTCAGGACTACCAGAGCCACTTAGTTGGTTAAACTCCCTCCAGAACTGGGTATCCCAATCTATGCCTTGAAGCTCTTTTGCCGTGATCTCTAGGGCATCTCTTTCGGCTTGGTCAGCCTCGGCTTGCTCCTTCTCTTCCTTCGCGCCCCCCATGGTCTGTTCCCCCAGCCCCTCCGTGTCGTCGTCGTCGTCTGTGCCGTCCACGACGTCGTCGCCTATGTCCCCAGCGCCTCCGTCAGTCGTAGGAATCAGATCCTCGAGCTGTAGTTGTTCAGCTTCTACAATGTCCACGCCTGACGTCTCCGTTGGTTGTTCCCCAGCAAGCCAGTCTGCCATTTGTGCCTGGGCCTCTTGGTCTGCCCTTTCTTGGCGGGCCTCCTGGTCTGCCCTTTGTGCTTCAACAGCCCCGTCTGCCGTGGTCATTATGCCTGTTGGCGTACCCTGAGTCTCGACCGCGACACGCTCCTCAAGAGTAAGCTTTCTGTTAGCGAAGGCTTCCCGCAACCTATCGATTATCTCGGAGTCCACTTCCATCGCAAACAATGAGTTGAGCCACCCCTCCACGTCTGATTCAATAAACACTCCATCCTCGTAATTAGCCATATTGCCCAGTTCCGCCGCCAGGGTGGCCACACCATATTTATTAAGATCATCGTTGAGGTCTCTGTACTGGAAGTTTAGTGCGGCTAGGTCCCTCTTCTTTTGGGTTGCCGAATAGTCCCAGCCAGTTTCGGAGGGATCGACGATGTGTTCACCTGGAATAACTAGCCCCGTCAAACCTCCTCTAGGAAGCTCTCTCAAAAGACCCCCTTCTTGGCCAGTGGTAATGGAAGGAACCTTATCTATAATATTCTGGAATGTTTCATAGCCCAGAGTACCCGCAGTGTCATAAAGTGCGCTGTCTCTCATCCGCGCATCTCCCTCCATCTCCATTGCGCTTTTCGTGGCATTCACAATCACGCCAAGCCCATCCGTCACCGCTTTCCCTACAGCCATTTGCTTTTCGCGACCCCATCTCTCGAATGCTTCCTGCGTCTCAAACGCCTTGAAGGCTGCCCCACTAATCGCTTCAATGGTAGGGCCGACGGATTCTTCGCCGTAAAGCGCCATGGTCAGCTCATCCGCCCAGCCCCCCCACAACTCCGCACTCTCACCAATCGCCTGCCCCACTGAGCTTCCCACAGAACCCAAGAAATCCCACACCTGATCCAACATGCCCTCGTTAGTGGCTCCCTTCCCTACGTTACTGACTATTGTATCTAAGTCATCACCGCCCTGCCTTACTACCATGTCGGCTGTGATATCCAGGTTCTCCCACTCATCAATGTCTGTCCCTGCATAGGCGCCGAGGCCAGGATACTCAGTCATCAGCGCCCCCACCTCTTCATCGTCCAGCCCGACGCCCCATGGCGTCATCATCCCAGAGGTGGCAGGGTTTCTCATCTCGGCCTCTTCCATAGTAAAACCCTGCCGCATGAGATCCAGTTTCTGTTGGTTGCTGATTGTTGTCTGGTACGCAGCCTTCTCCAATGCGTCTGCATCGGCGTCTTCGATGGCATCGACATCCGAGCCCCACTCGTCGAACTCGTCAAGGTCGCCGATGGCTGTATTCTGTAAGGCGTCTTGGAACTCCAGGTCGTTATACCACATATCGTAGTACACCGATTCGGGTGCGCCTTGCCATAGTTCAGCGGCGATAGTTGGGATACTATCTCTATGCGGCATCTATTCGCCTCCTCGTGCGCCTGGACGTGGGGTGCCTGGAGGAACCAGCGGGCCTGCTTGAGGCGTCGGCATTGGGGGCGGCACTCCCATCATGGCATTAGGCATAACTGCTGGGTTGGCAGTAGGCGGACCGCCTTGCGGGCCAGGTGGCCCGCCAGGTTCGCCGCCCATAGCGCCAGCTTGTTGGCTTCGCATCTGGGCCGCCATACGCTTCTGCATGAGGACATTCATCAGTTCGCCCATATAGAACTGGGCCAGGTCTTCTCGCCCCTGCCGTTCCGAGGCACGCATCAATGTCCACAGAGCGGCTTCAGGCAGCATCCGTTCGGCCATCTGTTCCTTGATGGCGTCATCCATCTGGTCTGCATCCTGTATCGCCAGTATCCTGTCTCGGATGGCCCTGTCGGACAGGAGAGGTGTCGGGCCTTCCCGTGCTATCTGGGCCATCGAGAACCGTGTCATATCGTCCTGCGGCAATTGACCCACAAGGTTCACAACTGGTGAGCCTGTGTTCTTGAGTGCCTCGGGGCTGATCTCTTCCGTGAAGTACACTCGGTTCCTATCCATCCCAGACAGCTCCATAGACTTGAAGGAGCCTGAGCTATACTGGTCTGCCAGCAAGTTGAAGGCCATCTGGTAGGCACGTTCCACTCCTCGGAGGTACTTGGATACCACCGTCTCCACTCCTTGTCGGAGTGTATTGATGGCGAATCCAGAAAGCTGGAACGGGACTTCCCCGTATACCGAATAGGGGAGTGTGGCCCGCTGTATCTCGCCTGCTACCAGGCTCATATACGCCCCTGTCTCCTTGGCCGTCTCCAGCAGTCCCAACGGCTCCACGTTTTCATTCTGGGAGAGGGAGATCTCCGAGCCTTCCAGGTACGGGTCTTCGTCGAGTGTCTTCGTGCCATCCCTGGAACGGACGATGAGTCCCTGCCTACGGGAGCGTGCGGTAAGTTCCAGTAGCGTGGACATCATTAGGTTATGCTTCGGATATAGGGCTCTCGCTGCGGTGAACACGGATTCGCCCACGTCGGCTATGGTGTCCTGCATATTAGTCTGGGAGAGTGCCACGATATAGGGGTTTGACCCTATCGGGCAAACAAACGCAGGCACCTGGCCTGCGCCATGCGACGTCTGCTTCTTCACTACTCTGACAAGCGGGCTGGAAGTGGAGCCGTTATGGATCAGGATGGTATTAACTTCCTTGTCATAGAAGTCATACACCTCGATGGCGTCTTCTTTGTATGACGTATCCCAGTCCACTCTGATGTTATACTGTGCCAGTATCTGCTCCTTGGTCTTCGGGACCTTATAGCAGGCCCACTCCAGCCCGTCGGCGCCTACACCCCAGTATGTGTGCATGGGGTCCCAGGGAGTGATATCCACGTAGGTAGTTCCGTCGGCTCTTTTTGCCAGGAGTGCCCGTCCCGACACCCATCCTCGCACGGCTGCGTACCAGGCCAATTGGTCGCGGAGTGTCGGGAGCATCATACGCATGAGCCGTTCATCGGCGGCTCTGGTGATCCCGATGAGGAACCGTTCCTTCAGTTCGTTACGTTCTCTCAGCTCAGGATCGGCGGCATCATGGGGAATACGCACGGTCATTTCCGCACCTGTTATCCACCCCACAACTTTGTCCGCATATGTCTTGGGGCCATTCGACGTATAGGACTGGTAGCCCTCACCTGCGTCATAGGGCTCCAGCCGATAGAGGTTATGGTCCTCCTGCATCCTGTCGCGCAGAGGTTCCGTTGCATCGTAGTGTGCGTCTACCAATGCGATGATCTCTTCAGGCTTACGTCTGGCCATCTACCACCTCTTCACACGGATACGGTTGGCCCCTTCCACATAGCCATAACCGAACCGATCAACGAGTCCGTAAATAATAGCTTTGACTCCGTGGTTGTTCTTATCTTCTGGGATATCACCCACTATATTCCCGTCTCTATCGACTTTCCAGCGGTATGCCCTTGTCTGTCCGTCAAATGGATTGGGCGCAGCCCCGAATTCAGAGAGAATCCCTCCGCATTTCGGGTTGAAAACAATCCTTGGCGCATGAGTCTTGGCATCAATCTTGAGCCACCCCTTGAGCCTCTCCGTACCTTCATTGATCCGCACCTTCTGTGAAGACAAGTACAGTCCCGTCTGTGCCATCCACGCTTCCGCAGGAGCTGCCATAGCCTGGTGTTGCATACCAGCTATGTCGATCACGCCGAACCGTACATCTGGCCACCATTCCCGTGATTGTGCGATATTGATGATATCATCCGTAACCAGCCCCTGCTCGTAGATCTCGTCGATGACACATATCTGCTCGTTCCTGACCTGTACGACTTCGACGGCATAGGCTCCTGCGTAGCCTGGGTCCATCCAGAGATGGACTGGTTCCCCTGGTTCATATTTCACCTCGCTTATATGTGCGTCTGGTCTGAACTCAGGAAATACCAAGCCCCTGGGCGGGGAGGGCTTACCCTCAATCCTCTCCATGAAGAAGTCATCACTGGAGATTTCTTTAAGTCTAAGGATTTCTGGGTCATTCGCTCCCCCAGGATATAAATGGAAGTTCGTATAGCTCGGTAATGAAAATGCGCGGGCCTCGGGGTCCGCGCCTGAGGCCCACGCGGTGAACATTAGTGGATACCACCCTAAGCTCCCCTCGAAGGTTCCTGCAAGGAACATCCATGCTCTCTTGGGAGCGCATCGCCCCCTGAGCCTGAAGAATGTTTCGATGTCGAGCTGGGACGCTTCGCATCCGAGTATCCCGTCGGGGGCCCGCATGGCGAGTGTACGAGGGTCCTTAGCACTTTTAGTCTCAATTCTGGTCCCATCAGCAAGAGTAAGATGGCCAGGATCAACCCGCTTCGAGGCTTCCTTAAGGATACCGAGTGCGCTGAAGTCTTGCAACAGATACTCGAACTCGGCCCTCGTCCGTTCGTAGTCCGCTGCGACAAGCCAGTAGAGTCCTCTCTGGGCTGTTTCAGCAAATTTGGATAAAAGGAACTTGGATGCGATAAGGCTCTTCCCTGCCTGCTCCCCGCCAGCGACCAGCGTGAAGCGGTACGGCGACTCAATGATCTCCTGCTGCTCTCGCGTAGGCTCAAAGCCCACCTTTGAAAAGAGGTAATCACGTAAGTCAGGCCCCTTCGTTGTCGTGGTCATCGCTTCTTGCCCACGCCGTCTCCCCTACGGGACTTCTTCCGCATTTTTTTGCGCTTCGCCGCAGTCGTAGGCTTCGCCAAGGCTACCTTTTCTCCACGTGGCACTCACACCCACAGCCATGGCAGTCATTGTGCCTTCCGTACAAGCATATCAGAGTTATCATTTCTCTTGCTCGTCCATCTCTTGAGGGGCGTCTTCCTTCTTCTTCATCAAAATCTCAAAGACTTCCGCCTGTAACGGCTCTGGCAAAGACGCAGGCGCCTCCTTGGGCTCATCCTGCCTCACTTCCTTGACCGCCCTCCGCCACTCAAGTATCAGGTCCTTCGCCGAGTCCTCATTCATCGCGAACTGTGGCCGATACTTACTCGGCAAATTCGCATTCAACAACCCCAACAGCAATACGTCACTCCCACGGTTCTTGTCAGGGTTCCTCACCCGATCAAGAGCAATCCCCTCCAACATCTCCGCAAAAGCAACCCGCGCCGTATGGAACTCCTCGGCAAACTCAGGGTCCTGCGCTATCCAATACTTCACATTGGACGTAGCAATCCCAGTCGCCCTACATGCCCCACTCATCGTACCGCATTCCTCGAACACACGGAGGAACTTCCTACGACTGGCAAGCATCGCCTCATGACGTACCTTGGACGTCGCCCTGGGACTATTACGAGCTTCTTCTATCATTAAGCCTTTTTATTAACCAGGCCATATCTTGCGCCGTTTCCTGAATACAACGTCTTGACCCGTTTATTAATGAACTCGTCCAAACTGTCCTTTGTGAAAAACCGCCTACTCCCTATGGTGTAAGAAGCCAATCCCTCCCCCAACAGGCGGTACATGGTGGGACGAGATATCCCCCCCAGATACTCGCACGCCTCTACGATCGACATTCCCCGCCTAATATTTGCGTCCATAACGATTCTCCTTCTTATTCCTGCACCATAAAATTATTCCTAGCTCCTTAGACTTTTCTGTTTCCTGTTTTACATCTAGGGCGGAAACAGCAAACAGAAACTAATGAGCAACCTTCTGCCATTTAACAATCAACCTTCCACGATTGTCAATCCCCAGACAACCAGACAGTCAGACAGTCTGACTAGTCTGTCATTACCATTACTAAATTACTTACTCCCCCCTTAAGGGGGAGGAGTAAGTAGTAATATTACTAAGTAATTACTAAAAATTACCGAGTAATATGGCCTGTCCTGTATCTGACAGTCAGACAAGACTGATATTACTACGCCCATTACACTGACAGTCTGTCAAGAGGGGGTCTCGTGGTCAGAAAAAGTCTGGCAGGGGTATCACTAACACCACCCCACACCACTCTAAGCCATACCCTATACCAGTACAAACGTATTGATGACACACCCTTACTACATTACCAACCACTCAACACCACAGTCGACGCCCGCCAGGCGGGCGATTGTCTGGCGTCGCCTGGCGCCGCCGCCTGGCGCCTGTCTGCCCGCCTGACGCCTGCCTGACGCCTGCCTGACTGCCCGTCTGCCGCCTGACGCCTGCCCAGACTGCCGCCTGACGGGCGGAGGGGCTTTGTGGGCCGTCCTGGGGCCTGTCCTGGCCATGTCTGGGCTGGCCTATGGCCCGACGGCTGGCTTTTTGGGCTGGGCTAGTCGGGCCAAGTGAATACCCCCCAGAC